GCCTCTGGACTTGTCACTCATGAGATGGCATGTGAGCTGGCAAGTATTTTAGACGAGAAACCCATTGTAATTGGAGGCGCAGGTCACTGTGGACCCATAGCTAATTATGATGGCGTGGATAAACGTTTTTCTGAAGCTGCCAATAGGTGCTATAAAACTAGTTCCAATGCACAATTTGCAGAAATACGTGCTGATCTAGTACGAGCCATTCACAAAAATCCAATGCCCAAGCCTGGGATCTGGGTCCAGTGTTACCTTTATATGGGTAAGGTTTCAGTATGGTATCGATGTCGTGATGCACCAAATTCCGCTGAAGGTTATAGAATTGACTGGTTTGCAGTATCAAAATTTGAAGTTGTTGGTTCACGAGAAGTAATAACTAATCAAGGACATATGGTTTATTTGTGGCCAAGACAACGGATACGCTCACAAGACATGGATGTCGTCCATAGTGGACCAAGACGCTTGAAAGCTGTTTTCTTTTCTATGTTAGAAAAGAACAGGTCTGCACAGGCTGATCTTACAGACATTAATTTGGCTTGGGAAAGATTGGCAACCACCCTAAACACGTCGACATATGGCTCAGGGAAAATGTTTCTAACATGCCGTTTCCTGTCGTCAACCATATCATCACCATCTTCACCGTTTCATAAAATGGCTAATAAGCTAGAAAAGCCCAAAACATATGCGGATATTGCATACTTGACAAGACTTGACCGAGTAATGAAATCATGGGTTAAAAGAGACCAATACACAAACAGCTCTGCCCTGTTAGGCCTTCCTCGAGCATATTCCCAACTCGAATCCTATTGGATGATGTGGGTGCCAAGTAATTTTGCTGACAGCCAGAAGAACATGACAGAGTGCGCAATGGCACTTAATGATGAAGCCAAATTCCTAGAACACACGTACAATTGTAGATATGCAGATCTTTCACAACAATCTGATTTACTAAATCAATCCCAAATTTCGCTTAATGACCTCCGTACTAGCCTCAGGGCAACTTGCAGCCTGGATACCGACGGGAAAATGGGCTGGACATGGATTGGCAGTCTTGCATCTGGGCATGCCTTAAATTTACGCGGTAATGCTTCTGCTTTTGATAGACGGTATGGCCGTGGAGTCCACGCACGAACAATAGTGGATCATCTGACGGTACGCCATTCTGCCAGAATAGACAAAAATCAAAAACTTAAAAAAGGGACCGTAGCAGAAATGATGTTAGAACAAGGAATTGACAATTATTTATCAACAGTCTGTCAAATGTACCGGTTTCTTTTTATAAATCTTCCTGTTTTTTTTAATCATCCAAAAGGAGGTGAGCACAAACCACGGGAAATATCCATAACAGATCCAGACTCTAGAGTAGCATTGTCAGATGCTGAATTAATTTGCGGATTATATGGCAAAACAACTGGAGTGGATTTTTTAAAGGATTCAAGTAAAAATGCGAAATTCTATCGCACTGCTGCTCGTACAATGTCACGAGGAGGTGGAATACAATCATCAGATGCAACCAGATATGGCCCAAGTATGTCAAACTACGCAATAGCAATCATGCTTTTGCTTTTGGGCACATTATCCATGCATTTGAAATGGAGCAGTGTTGTTTATGCTCGACTTGCATACAGGAAAATGTTGTTACCAACAAACATTATACCATATCTTCAAAAACTATATGGCCATGCTGATACACAAGAACGTGCATATAATACACTTAAGTGGATGGAAACTATGCCGACCGCCTGTTATGCAGATGACCATGAATATGTATGGTATACAACTGCTCATCATATGGGACAAGGCATGTCACATCATAGTAGTTCTCTACTTCACGCAGGAGGAATTATTATCGCTGTAGATTCAGTTTCACTATGTAAAATTATTGTACATGGCACATCAGTAAAATTCAAAGTTCAAATAATGGTGACATCCGATGATAGTACACTGTTGGTTGAACCTCACCCCGAATATGACACGGATGTCCTCAATAGAGCAGAAAAACAAGCGGCAGCTCGAATTTTCCTGCAACTCGTTCGTGCTGCTCGTCAAATCACATTAAGGATGGTGAGTGTTTTGCCAAATCTAGTTAAAGAAATTATATCAGCAATTAAAGGAGAGTTCAATTCTCAAGACACTGGTATAGGTGCGACATGCCCGATCCTTGGATTTCGAGAACTGGTATCTCTTATCGTAGTACCAAGTGCTCCGTCTCTGGTTGGTGATTATTTAAACAGTTTTGCCTGTGCACGTGATATTGCCTTTGCTGGCCAAGGACTGCCAACT